TTACCGAAGATACAATTGTTCAGCAGACAATTGGAACAGGTGTGACTGCCATAGGTAAAGTCGTTAGTTATGACCAGATAACTGGAGTTTTGAAATTATGGCAAGAAAGAACTTTTGCAGGATTTACAACAGTTGGAGTTGCTATAACTAATCCCTCCTTTGGATTCAATCTGAATAGATTTACAGGTAGTCCAGACACAGGTGGTAACTTATCAATTACCGGAGGAAGTATCAACTTAAATATTGATGAAAACTTTACAGGTCTATCAACGGTCATAAATAATAGGACATATTATCTAGGTCAAACTTTTGCAAGTGGTGTATCTACCCCAGAAGTCAAACAATTCTCTGGAAATATAATTTACACTGATAATAGACCGTCTATAACAAGATCTTCAAATCAGAAGGAAGATATCAAAATCATATTGCAATTCTAATCAACCATGGCTCAACAAACAAATCTCAATGTTTCTCCATATTTTGATGATTTTGACCCTAGTGACAATTATCATAGAGTCTTATTTAAACCAGGATATCCAGTTCAAGCAAGAGAACTAACTGGTTTACAGTCTATTCTTCAAAATCAAATTGAAAGATTTGGACAGCACTTTTTCAAAGAAGGTGCCAAAGTTATTCCTGGAAATACCGCATATTCCAGAACATATAATGCCGTTCAGTTAAACAATACCCATTTAGGGGTGCCTGTTGATTTTTATGTTGAGCAACTATTAGAAAGAAAAATAATTGGATTAACTTCTGGTGTAACAGCATATGTAAAAAATATATTAAGATCTGAAAATTCTGAGAAAGGTAACCTAACACTTTATATTTCCTACTTATCTTCTGGCGTTCAAGATTCAGAATTAAAAACTTTCTTAGATGGAGAACTTTTAGCACTTGACACTAATGTCATTTCTGGACCTTTAAATAATCCATTCATACCGATAGGAGAATCTGTAGCATCCACCATCCCGTCAGAATCTACTTCGACTGCATCAGCATTTTCTATATCTAATGGTGTTTACTTTATAAGAGGCAATTTTGTAAACGTTGAAGATGAAACTTTAATTTTATCTCAATATGACAACTCCCCATCTGGTAGAGTTGGTCTAAAAGTATTAGAGGAAATAGTAAATTCTGATACTGATGAAAATCTAACAGATAATTCTAAAGGATTTAATAATTTTGCATCTCCTGGAGCAGATCGTTTAAAGATTAGTTGCTCTTTGCAAATTAAATCATTAGATGATTTTAATGATTCTAACTTTATTGAATTGGCAACAATTAGAAATGGTATTTTAGAATCTCAAGTAAAAAATACACAGTATAGTATCATTGCAGAGGAGTTAGCGCGTAGAACATACGCTGAGTCTGGTGATTATACTGTTAGTCCATTTGATGTCTCTGTTAGAGATTCTTTGAATGATGGTATTTCAAACAATGGAGTATATGAGGAGGGAAGATTTACTCAAGGTGGCCAATTAGCATCTGAGGATCTTGCTCTTTATGAAATTTCTCCAGGAAAAGCATTTGTAAAAGGATTTGAAGTTGAAACTATTAGCACAACATATCTGGACGCACCAAAACCAAGAACCACTAAGAAATTAGAAAACCAGGAAATTATTTTTAATACTGGAGCGACGTTTAAAGTAAATAATGTCTCTGGTGCGCCAGCGATTGGTATTGGTAATACTTATGTTTTAAGTTTAAGAAATGATAGAGTTGGAGTAAATACCACAGCGAAAGGGCAAGAAATTGGTCTGGCAAGAATATATGATTTTTCTTTGGAAAGTGGATCTTATAGTGCTACCAATGCTGCCGTAAATCAATGGGATCTTCAATTATTTGATATTCAAACATTCTCTCGTATAACACTTAATGAGCCAATAACCCTTACCGTCCCCACTCAAGTTAAAGGAAAATTTAGTGGAGCAACAGCATTTTTAAGAAGCAATGTTTCCTCATCAAAGGCGTTAACCGTATATGAAAAGAGTGGAGAATTTGCACTCAATGAACCACTTATTTTTGATGGAGTTGATAACTCTAGAGTCGCTACTGCAATAACAGCATCAGGTATATCTGATGTGAAGTCTGTTTATGGAGGACCAGATTTAGGTGCAATCGGTGCTTCAGATGTATTTACTGCTGACACTGTATTGGATACTTTGGTTAATATTGGAATCTCATCTATAACTGGAGAGAGTTCTAATGTTGCTAAGGTCACATCTCCTAGTGCTAGCAAATTCATGTCGAAGGTGAAAGTTGGCAGTATTTTAAAATTCACAACTATAAACTCTGCAACTCCTCTTGCTGCAAGAGTAACTACGGTCAATGCGAGCGATGGTGATGTTACCGTTGCTGGTATTACTACTGTCAATGGTGTCTTGGATGGCAATCTTCCTATTGCAAACACTCAAATTAACGATTTAAAAATTGTTGGTAATGTGGTGTCCAGTGCATCCGAAGATTTAGATGCTAATGCATTATATACAAGAATGCCTAAGCAATTTATATCTGATATTGATTTAACCTCATCTAATCTTGTAATTAGAAGAACATTTACAGTTAATATTGCAACTAATAAACTGTCTGCTCCTGTTACTGCTGGTGCTAATGAAACTTTCTTAGCATTTGATGAGGAAAGATACACTTTAATTAGAAGCAATGGTAATACAGAGGAGTTAACATCAGATAGATTTGAATTCACTAATGGTGGAAAAGAACTTCAAATTAATAATTTGGGAGCTAATGATACTGGAGCAACTCTTTTTGTAACTCTGAGAAAATCAAATCTTAAATCAAAAGTTAAAAAGCAGAATAGGGTAGAAACTATTATTGTAGATAAGTCTAGAATTGCTGGTTCTGGAGCGGGAACAACTACTTTAAATAATGGTCTTGATTTTGGAAACTATCCATTTGGAACTAGAGTTCAAGATGAAAGAATTTCTTTGAATAAACCTGACGTTATTTCAATTCTTGGAATTTATGAATCAAATGATACAAATGCCGCTTCTGCTCCTCAAGCCACTTTATCTGGTTTAAATGGCGTAACAGGTAAAACTGCAGATCTGATTGTTGGTGAGACCATGATAGGACAGTCATCTGGAGCAAGAGCAACCTTTGCTGAAAGATTGTCTGATACGCAAATTACTTATACTCCTAAAACTGACATAAACTTTATTGAGGGAGAGACCATAAGATTCTCTGAAACAAATATTACGGGAACTTTAGTAACTTTAAATACTCCAAGTTCTGCTGTTTCTAGTCACTTTGAATTTAATACTGGACAAAAATCTTCAATCTATGGACAAGGATTTATTAAGAGAAAACCAGAACATAGAGCACCTGGTAGACAACTAAAAATATATTTCAGTTGTGCATACTATGATGATAATGACGATGGTGACATTACCACTAAAAATTCTTATGACTCTTTAGATTATGATCTTGATATTCAAGAAGTTAACGGAGAAAGAAATACAGATTTGATTGATATACGACCAAGAGTTTCTAATTACAACGTATCTGAAGGATCTAGATCTCCATTAGAATTCTTGGGAAGATCATATGATGGAAATGGAAATTCTGCTGCTAATACTTTAGCATCTGATGAGTCTATTAATCTCTCCTATTCTTTCTTCTTAGGAAGATTTGATAGAATATACCTCACAAAAGATGGAAGATTACAAATACAGCAAGGAACTCCCTCAGAAAATCATGAAAAACCAGTAATACTTGATGATGCTCTAGAAATTGCTACGGTAAAGTTAGATCCATATCTCCTCGGTCCTGGTGATGCTGTTGTATCTTTCTTAGATCATAAGAGATATCGCATGTCCGATATCAAGAAACTTGAGGATAGAATTAGAAGTTTAGAGTATTATACCACTCTTTCTTTGTTGGAAATGAATACTGAGCAGTTGTTTATTACTGACTCTGAGGGATTAAATAGATTTAAATCTGGTTTCTTTGTTGATGACTTTACCACTCTATTACCACAAGAAACCACTGTTCCTATTAAGAATTCCATTGATGTTGAAAATAGGGAGTTACGTCCAAGACATTATACCAACTCAATCGATCTTACCATTGAACCGGTAGAAGGTGTCACAACACAAACTGATATTGCATTTACTCAACCTGATGGCGAAAATATTAAACGCTCTTCTGATATCATAACTCTTGACTATGAAGAGGTGGAATGGTTAAAGCAAACTTTTGCAACTAGAACTGAAAGCATAACTCCGTTCTTAATTAGTTTTTGGCAAGCTTCTGTTGAACTAAGTCCCTCCTCAGACACTTGGGTCGATACTGCTAGGATTGAAGCAAAAGTTACTCAAGTTGAAGGTAACTATGCAGAAGAGATGGCAAAGGCCACTAGAGCGTTTGGTAATCCAGATCCTCAAACTGGTTTCTTCCCAATTCAATGGAATTCATGGCAAACTACTTGGACAGGAACAAGCAGCAGGCAAAGAGATGGTGGAACAAGGACTGTAACCAGAAATGGCGGCGGTGGAAGAAGAACTGTTGATGGTGGAACTCGCCATGTTCAGGGTAGCCCTGATGGTAGAGCAAGGCGAAGAGTAAACACAAGTGCAAGGACAACTACAGTCACACAGAGCACAATAACTGATAGATTTAGACACGGAACTGATAACAGAACTGGTCAAAGAACTATCATTACCGAAAGGTTTGATAATACTTCTCAAGGTGACAGAATTGTCAATAGAGAAGTCATTAGTATAATGCGATCTAGAAACATCCAATTTATTGCTAAAAAGGCAAGACCTCTCACGCAAATTTATCCATTCTTTGATGGAAAAGATGTCAAAAAGTTCTGTGTTCCAAAATTATTAGAGATCTCAATGACCTCTGGAGTATTCCAGGTTGGCGAAACTGTTGTTGGACAGATGGTGACATCTGGATTAGGCAATCCCAATATAGCTTCTCCAGAGATTAGATTTAGAGTTGCTACAGCAAATCATCGAGAGGGTCCTTTTAATGCCCCTACTCAAATTTTCAAAAACAATCCCTATCTTTCTCAGGTTTCTCCAACCGAGGTTGAAACTTTCTTAGGAACTCCGGGAGTAGTTCAAGTTCCCGGTCAGGGAAATATTTTACCAGCAACTTATTCTTCAACATCAAATGTTTTAAATGTCGATACCTATGCACTCTCTTTACAAGCACAGGGAGATTATTATGGATATGTTGCTCAGGGAATGGTATTAGTAGGACAAACAAGTGGAGCACAGGCAACAATTACTAATTTAAGATTAGTCACAGATCTTGGATCTAATTTGATTGGAAGTTTCTTCATCCCCAACCCCAACATCGGTGGAAATCCACGATTTGCAACTGGAGAAAGAACATTTACACTGGTGGATGATGAAAATAACAATCAAGATGATGCTTCTTCAATTGGTGAACAAAAATATTCTGCAACAGGAACTCTTGAGACAGTTCAAGAACAAATCATATCTACTAGAAATGCAGAGATTCAAATCAAACAAGAATCTCAAAGCAGAAGTGCGACAGAATTTATTGGTTCAAGTACGTCCACTAGGGTGATCGATTCCTTCACTACTACAAACACAGTTGTTGAATGGTATGATCCTCTGGCACAATCATTCCAAGTTGTTGATGAGACTGGAGTATTCATTACAAGTTGTGATGTATTCTTCCAAACAAAAGATGACATGGATATTCCCATGACATTCCAGATTCGGACAATGCAAAATGGTGTTCCGACACAAAAGATACTACCTTTCTCAGAGATTATTAAAGATCCTGCAGATATTAATATTTCCGCAGATGGCACAGTTGCAACTACATTTAACTTTAAGGCACCTGTATACCTTGAGGGTGGTGGAGAATATGCAATTACATTAGCATCTTGGTCAACAAAATATAGAGTCTTTATCTCAAGGGTTGGAGAATCTGATATTTTAACTGATGAATTTATTTCCAACCAACCATATCTTGGATCTTTATTTAAATCTCAAAATGCCTCTACATGGGAACCAAGTCAGTGGGAAGATTTGAAGTTTACAATACGTCGTGCTGACTTTGTGCAGAATGGTTCTATAGAAGTTTACAACCCAATTTTGGGTGAGGGTAATAATCAGATTCCAATTCTCCAACCAGACTCAATCAATCTTAATTCTAAGAAGATTAGAGTTGGTTTAGGAACAACCGTATTTGGTAGTAATGCCCTTGAAATAGGAAATACTTTCTCTCAACAGGGAACAAATGCTACGGGTAATTTTGTTGGTTCTGCAGGATCTGGAACCGGAGCAATGACAATCGTTAATGCTGGAGTTGGTTACACTCCAAGTTCTGGTGCATTAACTTATACTGGAGTTGCTTTAACCAGTATTACCGGCACGGGTCAAAATATTACTGCTAATATTTCCGTTAACAATGGTGTTGCTGTTGGAGCAACAATTGTCAACGGTGGATCTGGTTATCTTGTAGGTGATGTTTTAGGAATTAGTAGTCTTGGTAATAACCCTGCTGGTAGGAATGCAAGATTCTCTGTTGTATCACTTGCTAGTACAAATGAAATTATACTTGATAATGTTCAAGGCGATTTTGAAGTTGGTGCAGGAAAAACATTACAATTTAGAAATAGTGCCAATACTCTGGTAACACTGAATGGGGCTAACGGCAATGTTACTCCGACATCAATTAGAACAGTTGATAGAAATGATGGTTTACACTTCACTGTAGATCATAAAAACCATGGAATGTATCATGAAAACAATCGTGTTGTAATTTCTAATGTAAGAGGTGATGTTAATCCAACTAAACTAACTTCTCCTTATAATTCAGATTCCACGTCCAATATTCTCGTCGAAGATTCTACGAACTTCAATACATTTGAAAATGTTGGTGTTGGCACGACAACTGCTGGTTATTTGAGAATAGGTGATGAAATAATCACTTATACAGAAACTGTCGCGGGTGCGATAGGTGGTATTACTAGAGGATCCAATCCTAAAAACTATGTCGTTGGAACTCCAGTTTACAAGTACGAACTCAGTGGTGTTTCTCTTCGTAGAATTAATAAAACTCATCAACTGAGTGATGTTACTCTATCTAATCCAATATCATATGACTCATATACTATCAAGATAGATACTAGTTCTGATGGTACTGATAGAAGTGTTGGAACTAATTTCCCAGTTCTTTACGTTAATGAAACCAAGTCCGCTGGTGGATATGAAACTAGAGCAACACAAAATCTACCATATGAGGCAATTGTTCCATCCGTTCAAAATGTAACTGTTCCTGGAACAACAGTCAGTGCTAGAATTAGAACAACCTCAGGTTCAAATCTTGGTGATGGTTCTGGTCAAACTTTACCTGTTCCATTTAGTAATGAAGGTTTCACTGATGTTTCATTAAATGAAACAAATTATCTTTCCTCCCCAAGAGTTATTGCCTCCAGAGTGAATGAAACAAATAGTGCAGTTTTACAAGAACTACCAGGTGATCGTTCCTTTAACATGACAATATCTCTCGACTCTGAAGATTCTCGTCTTTCACCTATTATCGATGCACAAAGAGTGAGTGCTATTCTTGTATCTAATAGGGTCGATAGACCGATTACAAATTATATAGAGGACAATAGAGTAAATACTATAGATGAGGATCCAAATGCGTTCCAATATGTCTCTCAAGAGAATAATTTAGAGAATGCTGCAACAAGTATAAAAGTTCTTCTCTCAGCTCATATTAATCAATATAGTGATATTAGAGCTTTCTATGCGATTGGAGAGGATCAAAACTTCACTCCAATATTCCAAGCATTCCCTGGTAGTCTCTCTCTAAATGATGGAAAACCTGATAGAGTTGTTCCAGTATCAAATGCTTCTGAAGGTTTCTTATCTAATAATTTAACCTTTAAAGAGTATGAGTTTACTGTTGATGATTTACCTGCCTTTAAGTCTTATCGCATTAAATTGATTGCTACCTCTAGTAATCAAGCATATGCACCAAGAATTAAAGAACTGAGAACAATAACACTAGCATAATATGGAAGATGTAAAGGTTCAGGGTCATTCTGATTTAGTCAGAGACCCTATAACAAATGCTATAATTAATAAAAACAAAAGTGGATATGAGGAGTATATTTCTCGTAGAAACATAAAAAAAAGTGAAACTAAAAAGGTTCAAAATCTTGAAGATGAGTTGTCATGCATAAAAGATGACATTGACGAAATTAAATTATTATTAAGGAGGTTAGCAAATGGATCCTGATCAAATCGAACTCAGCAATCTATCAAAAAGTTTTGCATATGCACAAGTAGCTGCGGAGATAGATAGTTGTGAAGATTGTGAGGAACTTCGCAATATTGCAAAATCTTTTTGCAAACTTTATTATAAACAGCAAGAAACAATGTCACTAATAGGACTAGTCGATGGCAACCAAAAAGATAACATTTGATCAAAACGCAGATTCATCTCCTGCTGCAAATTTTACGATTCTTGGTGGATCAAATTTTCATGGAGATTTTGAGGTAGTTACAACTTCAAATACAGCGTTTGATTTTACAGGTTACTCTGGGTCATCTCAAATGACTAAGAGCACTGCTATCGGGTCAACTGCTTTTCCTACGGCAACTTTTGTTGTTGGATTTACTAGTGCTGCTGCTGGAAAAGTTCGTATCTCTCTTGGGGGCACAACAACTAAGTCTTTAACTGAGGGTCGATATGTTTATGACTTTATAGTGGGTTCTGGTAGCACCATATATACCTTAGTCAATGGTAATATTATTGTCCGTTCGGGTGTTTCATCCATAAGTTCCCTATAAATACTAAAAAGGTATTATATAATAAATGGCACAACCATCTAGCCGATCAGAACTTATTACTTATTGTAAGAGGCAATTAGGCGCTCCTGTTTTAGAAATTAATATCGCTGATGAACAGGTAGAGGATCTGGTTGATGATGCCTTGCAATATTTTCATGAGAGACATTATGATGGAGTCGTTCAAACATATTTAAAATATAAAATTACACAAGAAGACATCGATAGGGGAAGAGGTAAAGCAGCTACCAATCCTATCGGTATTGTCACAACAACTGCCTCCGCTAATATAGTAGGAAGTGCTACTACTTTTTCTTATGAAGAAAATAGTAATTATATTCAGATTCCTCCCGCAGTTATTGGGATAAACAAAATTTTTAGGTTTGATGGTGCTAACACTGCAACTAGCAATATGTTCAGTGTTAAGTATCAATTATTCTTGAATGATATGTATTATTTCGGTTCAACCGAAATTTTGACATATGCCATGACTAAAAGATATCTGGAAGATTTAGATTTCGCTCTTACAACTGAGAAGCAAATTAGATTTAATCAAAGACAAGATCGTTTATACTTAGATATTGATTATGAAAGTGTTATTGTGGATGATTACTTAGTTATTGATTGCTATAGACTTTTAGATCCAAATGATTTCTCCAGAGTATATAATGACTTTTTTGTAAAAAAATACCTTACTGCATTGATGAAGCGTCAGTGGGGAATGAATCTTATAAAATTCCAGGGAGTTAAATTGCCAGGTGGGGTTGAGTTAAATGGTCGTCAATTATATGATGATGCTCAGCAAGAGTTAGACAAAATACAAGAACAAATGTCTAACACATATGAATTACCACCTCTCGACTTTATTGGATAATGGCACTTAATCCCTTCTTTTTACAGGGTTCCTCTGGGGAACAAAATCTTGTTCAGGATTTAATCAATGAGCAGTTAAGAATGTATGGAGTGGAAGTTCACTTCATGCCTAGAAAATATGTGACAACAAATACAATTCTGAGAGAGGTAATAGA